AGGACAGGTACTGACGTAAATACAACCGTTAGTTCATCAGTGCAACCAGACTTTATTTGGATAAAGGCCCGCGCAACATCATCTCAAGATCACCATCTGTTTTCCCGACTTAGGGGCGTCTTAAATTCCTTGATGCCTGCGCGAACTGACGCTGAATTTAGCTACGCCGGTTCAGTGACGGCGATGAACAACAATAGCTTTCAGGTCAACGCAGCGAACGACGTAAACCTTTCATCAACAGCGTATGTTAACTGGGTAATGAGGCGCGCATCCGGCTTCCTAGATGAGGTTTGCTGGACAGGGGATGGAAGCACTGGTCGGCTGATTTCTCACAACCTTAATGCACCCCCAGAAATCATCCTAATGAAGAGTCGGTCAGCAACTGGAGATTGGCGCTTTTGGTGCCGTAGCAATTCTTTCTATGCAGGCACTGCTTCAACTAATGTTTGTCTTTTGCCGATGACAGCAAACGGCTTTAACGATAGTAGTTCTTCATATGGTGAAGCTGCCTATTTCCCTGCTGGACTTCCAACAGCAAGCAACTTTTCTGTTGTAAATGGAGACGCAGCTACGAACGCAACTGGTGTCACGCATGTTGCTTACCTTTTTGCAAGCTGCCCCGGTGTGAGCAGGGTTGGAAGATACACAGGCAACGGCAGCAGTCAGACCATCAACTGTGGCTTCACTGGTGGGGCTAGGTTTATTCTTATCAAACGCACCAGTGCTGCTGGTGATTGGTACGTTTGGGACACAGCCCGAGGTATTATTAGCGGTAATGATCCGCACCTGTCCTTAAACACCAATGCTGTTGAAGTGACAAGCAATGACACCATTGATGCCGACAACACTGGCTTTGTGGTCAATCAAGTGGCTGCTACCAACGTGAACGTCAACGCAGCAACATACATCTTCTTGGCAATTGCTTAAACCATTTCATTGGGAACAATCATGCAAATCAGAATCCGACAAACAGGCACAGTGATGTACGAGGCAGAGTTTCGTGCATACCAGCAAGCCAACGGTGGCCCTACATGGGGTCAAACCACCGAAGAAATCTTGGACAGCTTGGGCGCTGATGTGGTCTTTGAAGGCCCACAGGCGACAGGTGGCACGGTCTATCAATACTCCATGCCTGCTGGTGTTGAGCAGATCGATGGCAAGTGGTACACCAAGCATATCCTTGGCCCTGTCTTCACTGACACCGAGGACGCTACTGCTGCAGAAGTTGAAGCTGCTTACAAGGCCATGAAGGACGCACAGCAAGCTAAATCTGTACGCCAAACCCGTGGCGACAAGCTCAAGGACAGCGATTGGACACAGGTGTCTGATGCTCCAGTGGATAAGGCTGCTTGGGCCATCTATCGCCAAGCCTTGCGTGATGTTACTGGTCAACAAGGTTTCCCTTGGACTATCCAGTGGCCTGAAATGCCTTAAATCTCGGAGCAGTAAATGTCGGATCAGATTGATGCAACCGAAGCACGCCTGACAACCCATGAGCAGGTTTGCGCCCATCGGTATGAGGCCATCCAGAAATCGTTTGAGTCAGGCTCCAAACGCATGACCAAGATCGAATATCTGCTTTATGCGGTGATCGCGGCGGTCTTGCTTGGCCCAGGTGTTGCAGCCGAGTTTGTCAAAAAGGTCTTTGGGTTATGAAAGAATGGGCCGTTGCGTTTATTGCGGCGGCCCTTCTTGTTGGCCTGGTGATCTGGTGCGTGAGAATTTTCATCGAATTCTTGTCATGAGAATTAAAATCGCCATCGGCATCATTGCCGTTTGGTGGCTTCTTCAAGTCGCCTTATTTGTTTTAAGGGGGTTTGAATGATCGATCCAGTCAGCGCATTGGCGGCAGTTAACACTGCGGTCAACATGATTAAAAAGGCATCGGCGACAGTTGATAACGTGGCGAGCCTGGGGCCGCTGATCGGTAAATACTTTGATGCCAAGCACACGGCCACCAAAGCGGCCAGAGAAGCTAAGAGGTCGGGCGGCTCCAACATGGGCAAAGCCATCGAGATCGAACTGGCGATCAAGGCCCAAAAGGATTTCGAGGTCGAGTTAAAAAATCTGTTTTTTTCTACCAATAACATGGACGTTTGGAACCAGATTCAGGTTCGCGTCATGGAGATGAACAAGGAAGACCGGGAAGAGGAAAGACGCGAAGCAGCCCGTGCTGCAAATGCGGCCAAGAAGCGCAAAGAGATGATCGAGTTGGGTGTTGGTATCACACTGATTACGGTTATTTCCGTCATCATCATGTACCTTGTTTTTGAGGTGATCGCGTATTGCTCCTCTGTGGGGTGTGGCTAATGTGGACAAGTGGAAAGAAGTCAAAGATGGTTTTGACCAGTGGCTCAAAATCAGTTGCTACCTCGCCCTTATCGGCGTGGGGTTTGACTTGCTCCAATACTTGCCCGTGCATATCGCCGAGCGAATCATTGAAGCAGCATTGGGATATTTAGGCATATGAAAGTCGAAATGCACCAAAGACACCTGAAAGAACTGCAAGAGCGTTCACGGCTTATGCAAGAACAAAACCTCAAGCGGCTGCAATTGGATGCACTACAAACCAAAGAGCATCACAGCAAGCTGGTCGAGGAAAGCAAACCATCCAAACACATGGTGGACATACGCGCATGAAACAACTTGCATTGATCTTTGCGATGCTGGCGCTGGCGGGGTGCGAAAACACATACCGTTATGCTTGCCAGAATCCTGACAATTTCCACAAGCCCGAGTGCCAAAAACCTCGGTGCTTATTCACGCAAGACTGCCCCGAATACCTGGTGGCCCCTATCTTGGAGAAGCAAATTGACGCAACCAAATCTGCTAATGAAGCACCTAAGCAGTGAAGACATCGAGGTCAGGGTCTGGGGATTCGTGGTCGTCATGATTACCCTGATCCTGGCGGGGATCGTCTTTGCCTTGCTGTATTCAGTGACTTTTGTCACACAGCCGATCAAGTCGATGGCCCCTATCGATCAGGCATACACCAAGATGCTCAACGACATCGTGCTGCTGATTGTGGGCGGCATTGGCGGGATCGTCGGCAAGCGTGCTGTGTCCACAGCGGCCAAGGCGATGACACCGCCACCAGGCAACACGGCCACAGCTACCAACACCAGCACACAGACCACCAGCGCAGCGCCACAGGCTTATGTTGCACCACCAGGCAATGCTGCAATGCCCGATTTCAACTGGATGGGCTACAAAAACCCCGATCTGGACGAAACATGGACACCAGGCCCACCACCGACCACACCGCCAAACCATCAAGAGCCTGAAGAGGATCGCGCTGAGATTGCAGCGGCTCGCAAGGAAGTGTCATGACCTCGATCCAGCGCACTGCCATTGTGGTGCTGCTGGCCCTGCTGGTGGTCTTTGGCATCTACAAGTGGGGCTATGGGCGCGGCTGGGGTGATCGTGATGCCGAGATGCAGGCTGTGATCGCCAAGAAGAATGAAGAGGCAAGGCAGACCGAGCAAAAGCTGTCAGAGGTCATGCAAAGCAAAGAAACCGAACTGCGAAAGGCCAATGATGTCATCGACAAAAAGCAAATTGATCTTAATGCTGCCATTCGTGCTGGCAGGGTGCGCCTCCCAGCCCCAAGTTGCGTACAAGCCACCCCAAATCCCACCATTGCCAGTGGAGATCGGAACGAAGCGCGAGGCCAACCTGACCCAGCGCCTCACACAAATCCTGATGCCAGCAGACCCAGCGAGTCCGGCCCCAGCGAGGCCGAGCGCAAAACCCTAGAACTGATCGCCCAGATCGCAGCCGAGGGCGATAGGGCCATCAATCAGCTAAATGCCTGCATCACGGCATACGAACAAGTAAGGATCACCATAAATGCTAAACAGTGAACAACTCAAAAAGATGCACATTGGCGAAGAATGGGTGGATGCGCTCAATGAGACATTCGAGCGATTCCAGATCGACACACCGATGCGCCAAGCCTCATTCATCGGCCAATGCAGCCATGAGAGCGCCAATTTCAAGGTGCTGGAAGAAAACCTCAATTACAGGGCGGCAACGCTGCTCAAGCTGTTCCCTCGCACGGCAAAGCGCACCTGGGGGTTCACGCCTGAAGAGGCCGCAGCCTATGAGCGCCAGCCCAAGAAGATCGCCAATCGCATCTATGGAAACCGCATGAATAACCGCGATGAAGCATCAGGCGATGGGTTTCGGTTCAGGGGAAGAGGAATTTTGCAACTGACAGGCTCGGCGAATTACCACCATGCAGGCAAAGCCCTTGGCGTGGACTTCATCATGGAACCTGACCTGGTGGCGACACCGAAATATGCGGCCATGACTGCTGGATGGTTTTGGAATACACACAAGATCAACCAGTTTGCCGATGTCCAGGATTGGGTCACCATGACCAAGCGCATCAATGGCGGCACGATTGGCCTGGATGACCGAATCAAACACATCATGCAGGCTTTACAAATATTGTCCTGATTGATGTATGCTGAGGGCGCAGCTTGCCATGCTGCGCTTTTCCTCTGGGATGGGAACTTGCCAGGGCTTTATGCCCTGGTTTTTTTATTGAAGAAATTGACCCAGCAAGACTGACAAAACCAGCGACTGGCGCTGATCTGCACACCGCCATCGGTCAGCCTGTTGCGCTCGCAGGCGGTGCAGAATTTAAAACTCATGATGACCACCAAGCCACCAACAGGGCGGCCATGCCGATGCCGATCACTGTTGCCAGCAGTGGGCTTTGGATGCGCTGCCACAGGCTCGGCTTGCGGCCATATCCCTGAATCCAGGTGCAGTCTGCAAAGTTGCGGGGGGTGGTGAAGTGTGAGGGTTTCATTCGTTTCTTTCGTTTAGATGGGGCCAGTGGCCCCGGTGGGTTTATTGCTGGATGTATTCAAGAACTTGTTTCATGCCATCGGCAGACACTGACCACTCAGGGATGCCACCATCAAGGCAAAGACCGTTTGGATATTGACTTGTAACCAAAGTGGAAATGTAGTATCTAGAAACAAACTGTCCTCGGCCATCAAAGTCGCTGTGGTTATAGCGTGAATCGTAAAACTCAACCATTGGCGCTTTGTCGTTTACAAGGCAATCATTGCGGCCATACTTGTCGCCAGTGTTGACGATGCGGACATTGAATTTTTCAACTTTTTTCATTTCGTTTTCCTCGGTTTTTTCGTTTAGATGGGGCCAGTGGCCCCGGTGGGTTTTAATCACAAGTGGGTGGTGAACTTTTCAGGCTTGTGCGATGGCTGGCTCATTTCCCATTGCCATGCAGCCTCAAGCTGGCGAGCCTTGGCGTGGGCCAGGCCAAATTGGTCGGCTGTACCATAAACATCACCTTCATATGTGATGCGGTAATCGTTTTTACCAGCGTGCCACACGATATGGTCACCGCAAGCGCCAGCAAACTTCCAGCCTGCTGGGTGAGTGGGGATTGATCGTTTTGCCATGTCGTTTTCTCCGTTTGCGTTGTTGATGTGTTGAATCATACACGAAAAAACACAGCAACCAGTGAATCTTCAAAAATCTACCTTTTTCGTAGTTTTTTCACCACAACGTCTTGCGGTCTTGACTTGCCTTTGAGGATGTCATGCATCTTTTTCTCGGTGACCCGGTGGCAGTGGATCATCGATCTCGCCGACATCGCCTGGATGACCATGGCGTAATCTTCCAGCACGGCACGCAGGGTGACAATGCCCTTGGCGTCGAGCCGGATCACGCCATGCTTGAAGTGTCTTTGGCCTGCCAGGGCCATGGCCTCGATTGCGTCTTTCAGCAGCCCAGAGCCATCCTCGCAGGCTCCAAGTTCCACCATGGTTTCGAGCATGTTGACCGCATCGCTGACCACCTCCCAGTCGCGTTCTGTGGGGTTTGGTGATGTCTCAAGCGCGTGCAGCCCTTTTTCCATTTGGGCCAGTTGATGCTTGATGTGCGACTCTGGCAGCGGGTGATTCTTGGATGCCAGCAATTCATCCATCAAGCTGTATGTGGTTTTCAACTTCATCGCATCAGCCCTGCAAACGGGTTGATGCTGGCATTGACAATGCGTCTTGCCCTATTGCCTTTTACCTTTGCAATCGTGCTTTTACTCACACCATAAAACAGTGCCAGCGCCCTGCTGGAGTCGGTGGATTCCAGGATGGCATCGATCTGCTCTGGCGACAGCTTGCGCCGAGGTGCGGCGGCGGCTTGCAGTTTGGCGATCCTGATCGGTGATTTATGGTTCACATTTTTCGCCATCGAGATCATGTGCTTTTTGTGATCGACCACTTT